ATAATCCAAAAATGGCTGCAGCAGTAGATGACCTTGAAAGAAAAATAGGAGAAAGAGCAATAACTATTGCAAAAGGAACTGCAGAGCAAAAAGTAAACGATCCAATTTTAATTAAAGCAACTCAACAGGTTATAGCAGAGTCTAAAAAATTAGGTGGAGCACATGCAGAGGCTGCAGCAGCTCTTCATGCAGCGTCGCAACAAGTTGGCGTAATAAGAACAAAAGTTTCAGCCGCCGCAGTTAGAAAAGGTTTAGCAGATGGATCCCTTACTAGAGAATTAACTGAAAGTGGAAATGCCTATAACATTATCAGTAATGGTAAGACAGTTGCAAGAACAGATTTAGAAGGAAAAAAACTTAGAACTCAATCATTTTATGAGTCTAGCGGGTATGGGGGAACAAAAAATAGAGGATGGCTCTCTAAAATGGTGGGTAAAGCAAAAGGTAAAGAAATTGATGATGCCGCAGAACCAATGTCAAATGACATAATGGCAGTACAGCAAAAAGCAGAAGAAAAAGCACAGAAAAAAGCAGCAAGAAGAAGATCTTTAAAGTTTGGCGCAGGTATGGGTCTTGTTATGGGTGGACAAATGCTTGCTTCAGCCCTGCCACAAGGCTCAGCAGCATCGTCTATTGCTGGCTCAGCTTCAATGGGAGCGGGAATGGGAATGATGTTTGGCCCACAAGGTGCAGCAATAGGTGCAGCACTTGGTGTTGCATATGGCGGAATAACATCATTGATGAAAGCAGAAAGAGAACACGAGCAAACAGTAAGATCAACATTTAAAGCAAGTGCTGATGCAATAGATATGTTTGGCGGTACTTTAAAAAATCAAGAACCCAAAATACATAGCTTTGCAAAAAGTGTAACAGAGACTACAAAATCAATAACTGATTTACAGGCAAATGTTGATAGAATAGCAGCCCTTGATAGTTCTTCAAGCTTAAAGCAAGTTTCTGATTTAATTAAAAAATCTGATACAGCCAGCAGTGTTATAGGTACTGCTAGACAATTTGCAGCATCACAAGTTGCTAATGGAATGGATCCAACAAAAGTAAAAGACATGGTTACTGCAATGTTAACATATGCAGGAAAAACACAGTATTTATCACAAGCATTAAAAACAATTACAGCCGATACAAAAGATGTTGCTACAGCAACAGAGACTTGGCTAGAAAAAACAAAACAGCAAAGTGGATATATTTCACCTTTTGTTCGTTCTTATGATAGTCTTAATTCAAGACAAAAGACTTATGCTGATAGCACTTTAAATGTTGTTAATACAATTCTTGATCTCAATACAAGTTGGTCTAGCGCTATTGCTCAAGCAAAAATTTTACAAGATGTAGTTGGAAATACAGCAGAAGCATTTAATCTGTTAGCAATAGCTGCTAAAAATGCAGGTGATGTTGAGTTATCAAACCTAATTACTCAGGCTCAAGCAGCTGGACTTTCTGTACAGCAAGCAATAATACTTGCAAGAGCATCGCAAATAGCGTCAAAAAAAGATGGCCAATCTGATTATGATTATTATAACGTAACAGTAAGAGGGGCATTACAAAAAGAAGCCCAAGCAGTTGCATTAAGAAATGCAGCAAAAATGGCTGAATATGAAAAAGCTAAATCAAGAGCTGCTGCTGCAGTTTTGGTTGATTCAAAAAGTTTACTAGAAATTGCAAAAAAACAACTTCAGGTAGCTGAAGATAAAGTAAAAGCAGAGAAAAAACAAACAGATGAATTAAAAAAACAGCAAGACTATATGGCTTCTAAAACCGATATAGAAAACAAGATTAGACAAGCGGTTGCTACAGGTAACTACCTAGAAGCAAATCAGTTAAGACAACAACTTGCCAATACTACAAGTCAATATAAGGCTGAAAAAACAGTAACTCCAAATGAAAAAGAAGTAGAAAGATTACAACTTGTTGTCAAAAACCTAACAGATAAAAATGACGCAGCAGATAAAAAAATAAATGCAGTAAGTTCTGTTCCAAAGCCTGTTCTTGAGACAATAACAAATACTAATGAAGTAATAGGCCAATTGCTAGAGTGGCTTAAGAAAAATGGTGCTGGCGGAAGTACTGGCGGCGGAGCATCACGTCCTACACCCAAAAAAACAAACCTAGACCTAAGTGATGGATCAATATCAATGGGGCAATTAAAATACAGTGGAATAGAAAAAAGAAATAATGGAGGAACCACAAAAACTTGGGAAGGCCAAACTTTTCTTGATAAAGATGGTGTTGAGTGGAAAATAGATAGGGTTGCTGGGTCAAATGTAAAAGTTTCAAAAGTACCAATTCCTCCAAAAGCACAAGCAGGAACTACTCCACCAGGAAGATATCTTGTTGGAGAACAAGGTCCAGAAATATTAGACATACCATCATTTGGCCATATGATAGGTGCTTCAGGAACATCTAATATTTTATCTAGAATGTCATTCCCTTCACCAAATGGCTCAATAAAAATTGGAGATGCTTATTCAAATATGGGAGCATCTGCATCTACAGTTGTAAATAACTATGAACTCGGCGGAATACATATTGCTAATGTTGATTCCAGTGTAGATATAGAGAATGCTATCAATGATGCATTTAGAAAAATTGCTACAACTCAAAAGATGAGTGGTACAATTACTAAGGTTGGAGGACGATAATGGCATATCAAATATCAGCGGGAATTGAAGTTTCCTTTGAGGGAACCACCTGGTATAAGTTAACTGATCACAATAGACAACCTATCAAAATAGTTTTTGAGGTAATTGAAAAAACAAACCGTATGGCAGATGGAACTCTTCGTCGTTATGTTATTGCTCGTAAACACAAAATTTCAACATCCTGGCAGATGCTTCCAAGTAAAACAGCAGAAACAGTTGATGGTAATAAAGCAGGAGCATGGATGCAGTCATTTTATGAGGCAAACGTTTTTGTTCCTATATACGTCAAGATTATTAATGCTCAAATAGTTACTCCTTCAGCAGAAAAAGAACAACCTCAAGAAGACACATATTATGGCTCATCATTTGATATGACTAGAACTAAGACTCCAGATACCTATATAACCTATATTACAAACTTTGATTATGAAGTTGTTAAAAGAAATAACAAATACGACCTAGTTAATATTAATATAGAATTTACGGAGGTATAATGCTAGGTACAAATGCTATTAAACAGTATTTTTCATCTCGTGTTACTCATTACGTAACCCCGCTTGTTTCTGCAGAATGGAATTATAATTTATTTTATCAACCATATACCACATTTGCTGGGGATGGAGTTAACAAATCAACCTATACTTCTTGGACATGGACAAACGCTCCAACTCAAGATACCACTAATACTAAAAATGGCGGGACTGCATTAAGGTTTGGCTTAGTAAATGGTGTTGGCTATGGAACATCTACATCAACAGTTAGTCTAGGTACAGCAGCTCAAAAGACATATAAGGTTGTATTCTATGCAAAGGTTCTACAAAATGTAGAAGTTAATTTAACTGCACTAGCATATATTGATTATCACAGATCTGGCTCTATGTCAAAGGTTATTGATAATACCCAATGGGTTAAGTTTGAGATTTTTGTAAGCTCAAGACCTTCAGATACAGCATATTCATCATTTGACTTTACTCTTGATTATACTGCAACGGACAACACAACAACTTCTTATAATGTGCTTATTGATATGGTGCAGATTTATGAGACTACAGAATTTGATTATCAATATGGTCAACTATGGCAGACAAGAGCACCATTTGGATTTTTTAGACCAGGTGAGAGTTATGTGCCTTCAGGCAATTCATTAACCCCGCTTCCTGCAAACTTTAGAGCAATTTCTACAACTTTAACTACAGAAGGACACAGCACATGGACAAAACAAATGCCATGCAGTCCCGTTGTATATCATCCAAGATTATTAATGCTACCAGCATCAAACCCTCTTTATAAAAATGGATTATTGTCTGATTATTCAGAGTACAGATATTTTGTTTCTGATCCAACAAATAAATACCTTGGTGCAATTTACGAAAAACAATTATATACAAATAAAATTGTATTAAAATTTAGCATGCCTTTTTCAACACCAACCGTTAATGTAAGATTATATAATACCGTCACCTCTTACGATTCTGGAAATATATCTGTTACTCCTTCAGCAACTGGCGTAGTTATTCTTTACAGACAATCTAATGGAACATGGTCTACAACCCCATGGTCTGTTATGCCAACTTTTAATTTAAATGGTGCAATAACTAACTCGCAACCAATAAATAAAATTATTGTTAATCAGACTGCATCTACTACAAACACAAACTATGCTGTTTCAATAGCGCAGTCTGGAACAGGCTGGGACTCTACAAGAAGAGATGCTTTAGCAAATGACATGAAGAGAATGCAGGTTATAGAGATATCTCCAAGATTAGAGCTAGATCTAACATACTTTACTATGAATGTTGATTCTAACTCAGAGCTTGACAATAAACAGAATCCACTGCCTATCTCAGCAATTTCTTCTAATAGCGCAACAATTCAGCTTTCAAATGTTCCATTAAAAGTAAGCGGTGGACTATTGTCTATATTTTCAAATAACTCTACAGGATCTCCTTTAAAAGGGTTGTTTAAAAAGAACGTGAAGTTTTACGTTAACTATGTGGTAAGAGATCAGGTCTCTGGTAGCACACCTTCAGATTTAGTTATTCCTGGAGGAATTTATTATGCAGATACCTGGGAGGGACAGGATATAGAAAGAACAAGGGTGTCCTGTTATGATATATCACATCAATTACAATTAAGATCCCCAACAGACTATGTATCACAATCTCAAGATATATTTACAATAATTACAAACATATTAGATTTTGCGGGATTTACAGATTATGACTATGATGGCCTTAAGGCTATTACTACTTCTAATAAACAGCCTATAAGCTCAACATATTTCTTTGCAAATGGAAAGCAACAAAAAGTATTTGATGTGCTAAGAGAACTATTTGAGGTTTATCAGATAGGTGCCTATATAGATTCATATGGCGTTATGAAGTTTTTAAGCCTAAGTAATATTCTTGACAATAAAACCCCTAACCTTTTAGTGCATGATAACTCTACACCTCAAAGTATAGTTGATCCAAAAGATGGACAAACTTTAACTGTTAGCCCAAACATTGTTACTGATACATATACAGAAACTGTTAAAGTAAAGCTTGGGAAAGCAATATTAAAATACAAAACTCCAAGCATGGTTAAAACTCTTTCTGCAGATAGCTCTACAGATCAGTTAGCAGAACTTACCACAAAGATTATTCAAAAAAATGATGCCCTGTGGACCCTAGAAAAAGATGAAATGACAACATTTAACTATCTTGATGAGTCTATTAATACAGTATCTCAAAACTATTTTAAAATAAATGTTAACGACCTACTTGGCACATTTACTTCTTTTGATATTGATCATGATGGATATGCAATAATTGAAGACGAAATTGTTAGCTTTAGAGATAAACAGTTTAAGTTTCAAGTAAAGACACAATCTAAAGCAGATGGAACGCCATTAATACCAAAAAGCATCCCTGGAGATTTTGTTAGAACGGTATCTAGCCAAAATGATTTGCAATCAGCAATAACAGAGTTTTCTGAATTTGCGGGATACGGTGGAGAAGTTACATTTTTACCAACAGGAAAAATTATGAACATTGAAAGAGGGCTATTTAATACCCCAGTAAGAATACATAAGGTGGTAAAAACACCAGCAGATCTCACTGGAAAAATGGTAGGAACTCTTGGTGCTTCAGCCTACATCCCACAAGTAAATGATGGAAAGGTATATCTTGAGAATTCTTTATCTGATTTTGCTACAACAACATTAAAGCCAGTTGGCCAATCAAATACTTCAACCACAAACTATAATACTTTTTCTACAAAAATGTCAATAGGAATTAATTCTAAAGATATAAGTTATGATAATGTTTTTGCAGGAATGTCCCTAGCAAACAATAATGTTCGTGTAGTTATTAATATAGTTACAAGCCCAACAAAAAAGTATTTTTTAAAAGTATTAGATAATAATGGTCAATCATTAATTGCAAATACTGAAACAATAGATATTACTTCAATCTTAAAAGAAGATGCAAAGAATTATCCGCTTGGGAGCCCGTTTGAAGAAAATGGAAAGTTGGTAAATTTAAAATTTGTAAAAACATCAACATCGACATTTGAGGTATATATTAATAAAACAAAAGTTGACCTTATACCAAAAAGCGGTCTGTCTTTAAGTTTGCTTGGAGATTTTGGTATAGTTGCTGCCTCTGGGAGTGGTTCATCAAAAATAGGATTTACTGAATTATATGCAACTCAAAGCATATTAAATAATAAAGATATACATTATCACTATGAATTGCCAAGCTTTGTAAATGCAATAGTAGCAAATCATAAAATTTTTGAAATGAGCTATACGTTTCAGGTTAGGCCAAAAATAATTGGTATAACAAAATATGATGTGCAGTATAGTTCCGCACCAGCGCTTTCTGCCTACCCACTTAAAGTGCAATATAATTGGTATTATTTTGAAAATCCAAAATCTAATTCGCCAACAATAAAGTATATTTCTGTTTTTGAAAAAGATCTAAATTATTCACTTGTGTATAGTTCTGGATTTAGAGGAAGGGTTTTTATAGTTAATAGCTCAAACTCTTCAGTGTGGCTAAAAAAATCTCCAGATTCAAAAAACACTGTGGATGTAATTTTTTCTATAAATACTGACAACCTTATATCCCTTAGCGAAGAGCAAACAATAGAAAAGATTTTTGATGAAACTAATGAATCTGAAAGTGTTGAGATCTCAAGTAACTGGGTTCAATCAAAACAAGCAGCAAATGGTATTTTAAATACTATTTTTAGGGCGGTAGACGGATTTAGTCGTGACACACAAATTTCAGTATATGGAAATCCATTATTTGAAATTGGAGATGTTGTAAAAGTTAATTACTCATTAAAGAATATATCTGATCAAATATACTTTGTTCAAGGAATTAAACAGACATTTGATTCGGGCCTTAAAACAGTACTTATTTTAAACCAGATTGCATGATCCATCGCTTCAATGATATAATAAGAAAGGAGAAAAAATGACAGACTCAATCTATAGTAAATCTAGCAATCTAGCAACTTCTGTCCAGAAGAGAAGAACGCTGTATTTGGCAAAATCTGACCCTAGAGCCAACAAAGATTTTATAAGCAAGTATATGAATGACTACTATGCTGAAGTGGTTGTTATGGACGATTCAGATTATATGGCTATGTTAGCAAGTGATCTTGGAATGACTGGTCGTGTAGAAGAAATCAAATATCTTGAAGTTGCTCCAAATACTTCATTAAATGCTCCAACAGGATTATATTGGGATTACAATGATTCTTCTGCAACAAAATATGTAACAGTAAATGGATCAAACTATGTTGATATCACAGTTTCATTTAATCCAGGAGATGACCTATCTGATAGCCTGCAATATGAATATGCTGTAGACACGACAGCAACTGGGGCAAATGCAGGCAGCACATCTATATCAAATAAACCAATTAATAAAACTACAATTAATTTTACAAGTAATTCAGCTAGTAATATACAAGCTACGTGGGATGGGATTTCTGATGCAACAGGATATACAGTATCCGTAACGGGAGCAAATACTCCACCAGCAGAATTTTACATGAAGACTTTTGTTGGGCCGTACGCTCCCACTTTACAAAAATCTTATTTTTTAAACTATGACCCATCAATTGCATCAACAAATTATAATTATCCAGGATACGTTTCGCTTTTAAGCGGAAAGGCACGTTTTAAAATAGTGCCTGTGAGCGGAGTATTTTCTGGAAACTATGTTGTTACTTTTGTAGCACACTACACAACTGGCACATCATCGGCAGTAACAGCAACATTTGCTATAGGTGGGGGTGTAACAATTGTTTAAAGGAACATACGTATTTAAAGAAAATGGAATTGAAATAGGACGTTCAGAAAACCTTATTACAACAAATGGTCGTAAGGTAATTTTGCAATATCTTGCTGGTGCAAAAAATACTTGGGCAGCTGATCTTGCAATTGGAGCTATTCAATCATCTCCAACAATAAACGATGTAGAGTTAACTTTTGAAACTGGTAGATATCCAATAACAATGAAAACATATCAGGCTGCCACAATCACAACGCCTGATTTAGTAGTTGTTCGTGCTACGCTTCCTTCAAGTTTATATGCAAATATTTATGAAGTTGCAATATATCCAACAAATGCTGCAACAGATGCAGCAAAAAACGATAATAAAATAATTGTAGATTTTGCAGACATTTCTAGTTGGGCACAAATTGCGGGGACAGCAAACATTATTGGTTTTATACCCCAAGGTGCACAATCTCCAAGAATAGGAAATTATTCAATAGAGCTTTTACCAAGCACAACGCTATCTAATAGCATGTCTGAAATAGACATTTCTGGATATAGCAGTTTAGATCATCTTCAGGTTCTTGCATATAATACAGTTGCTGGCAATTTTACAGTAACAATGATTGACTCTGCAGGATATAAAGCTATATTTACATACGCCTTATCTTCAAGTGCAGACTATCAAGTTTTATCTGTTCCTTTTCCACAAACAATCAAAGATCCTTCTGGAAATACTGTAAATACATCATCTCAATTTTTAGGTCCAATAAAGACTGTACAGATTGATACAGATTCAACTGCATGCATAACTCTTGATTGCTTAAAAGTTTCTACAACAGAACAGCTTTCTGTGTCTGATTACATTATTAGTAAATCATCTTTGTCAACACCAATAGCAAAAACATACGGAGTTGCCTTAGATATTGAATACTATATAGAGTTAAATTAGGAGTAAATAAATGGCTGTAGGCACAATTGCTTCGTTAAACGTTTCAAAATTAACATCAACATCTTTTGATGTTACTTTTATAAAGCCTGCAAATGTTACTAAAATAAAATGGGAAATATTTCCTACTAATGGAAGCACAGCTGGAAGACGCACTTTAACAAGAGCATGCACAGGAACAACAGGAGATACAAAAGTAGAAAGTTTTTCTACTCTAGACCCAGGTCAAAAATATTATTTATATGCAACCCCCTATAATGTAAATGAAGTGGGAACAAAGAAAACATATTCAAACTCAGGCGCAACTCCAATTAATTCTATTAAGATGAATACTGTAACAGCTACAAGCGGTTCTACAGTATTTGATATTTTCAGTCAAAAAAATCTTCCATTGGCGGATTCATTAAAAGTACTTAATGATTCAACAGCTAATCCAGGCGCTGGTTCTCCACCAGGTGTTTCTAAGCCAGGTACTACAGATCCCGTTCCAAATGATTTAGATAGCAATTCAAGAGTCACCTTAGATATAAAAAAGCTTGAAACAAACCATACCTATTCTATTTTTGTAAGATCAAAAGCAACTACTACTGATGGAAAAACAATAACATCTCCGTGGTCTTTACCAATTCATGTTAATACTCCCCCGCTTTCTGCAAGCGGAAATAATTTTGCAAGCAAAAATTCAAATGGTGACATACAATTAGATGGCGGATCTTTGTATGCTGGAACATTTCCAATTAATGCGGGATCAATTAATGTTGTAACCGATACCCCAAATGCAACAGGAGTAGTATTAAATAAAACAGGAATTGCTGGGTTTAATGCAGGGGTAAAACAATTTTATATAAGTGCTGCAACGGGGGATGCATATTTTGCAGGAACTATTACAGCAGGTGCATATATATCTGGAACACTTGCATCAACTGTTGTTGCTAATGCTGCAACTGGAGCAGGTCTATCTGGCACAGTTAGCACGATATCTACAAATTACTTAAGAGTTGTTAGCGATCAAATTCAAAATGCTACTGGGCAAATAAGTAAAGTTTCTACAAATGGAACTACATTTTATTCAGGAGCTAATGATACTGCGGGGGCAAGAGTTTTAATCAATCAATATGGAATTTTAGGATACAGCTCTAGCAGCATTAATAATTTAACTGGAATATCTTTTGCAATAAACTCAACATCATCTAGCATTGTTACTACTGATGCAGCGCCAGTTACTATTCCAGCGGGATCAGCTTATTTTTCAGGAATATTAATATCAGCAAGCGGTTCAATTGGTGGTTGGACAATAGGAGCAGATACATTATCTGCAACTGGGCTAAAGATTACATCAGCAACTAGCGCTTTTGGCAGCACAGCTTCAATTAAATATGGCGCAGCAGATCAATTTGCAACTTTATTTGAGCCAGTAACTGCTAATTTTTTAATTTATAATGTTTATAGATCTAGAAATAGTATTGCAATTAAAGATGATACTAATATAGTTACAGTCGGTACAATTCATTCTAGTGAAACTGGAGGATCAAAATCGGTAAGAAATATATCAGCTTCAATTTATGATCCTTCTGGTGGAAATGATGGCGACATGTGGGCAAAATATGTATAGGATTATAAATGACTTATCATGTTAAGATCAGCGATGCTTGGAAAACAGTAACAGCTAATTATGTAAAAATATCTGGGACATGGCGTACAATTTCAAATATGTGGGTTAAAATTTCTGGTGTTTGGAAATTATTTTTTACGATTTCAGGACCTTCCCAAAGCACAAGACCTGCAAATACTGGTGGCTCTTCAGCAGCGCAAGCCCAAGTTACAATTGGATCTGCTGGAACATATACAAATAGAATCTCTGTAACAACACAGTTGATTAAAATAACAGATGGAACCATACCTAGCGAAGCATCAACAACTGCAGAAGGAACCGTAGTATCTTCTCCCTATACAGTAACTCAGGCAGATGCCACAACGCCACAACAAATTTTTTATACAAGAGATAAAGTTTTATCGTTAGATGGATCAACATACTATTACTATTATTCAGCATCTGGAGCAACAGCATTTATACCAAACTTTACAGACACTTTTGACAGAACTAATAATAGTCAAGAAATTGGAACAAGTAGTGCAGGATTTGTTTACTCTTCATATAAAAATCCTGCAACAAATTCAGCAGACTCTTGGGGTATAAGTTCAAACGCCGCTAGCAATTCATACATCCCAGGATTTTCTGATGCAGCAAATACATATCCAATGAGAACAATTGAAGTTCATAAAAACAATGTCTCTTTATCTGCATCTATACCAAGCGGTGGTGGTGGCCCAGGATTAGCTTTTTGGGTTACAGCAAGAGGATCATATTGGGCAGCATCAACATATTATAATCAATCAACTACTACAAGTTATGCCTGCAATGGGCCTCCAATATCAACAAATGCTGGAGGAAGTGGGTGTAGCTGTTCAGTAGAATCTTATACCTGTAATTCAAATTATGGATTTACTTGTAATATTGGAGATTGTTATGGAATTGCAATCACACAGCCAAATGCTTGTACAGGAAGCACTTATTTTTGTGGAGGAACAGTATATGAAGTTGGTATCTTTGATCCAGGTCCAACTTATGTTTGTGGTCCCACAACAGTAGGAGAGCTGTGTTCTAAGGGATTTAATTTAAATACCTATCAATATGAGGTACAATATTGTCAAAGTGGTACAAACTATGTTGATGGATATAATTGCTATAGATCTCAAACCACTTGCTATCAATGCAATACAGTAACCTCTTCAACCACTACAACATATTATTCTTTATTAAAGATATGGTCCGCAAGCGGTAGCTCAATAGTTTCAGCGGCAGAAAAAGAATTGGCAAGCAGTAATTCTGCATATTCAAAAATATATAGCCTATCAGTTGCTACAAGTGGAGACAATATTACTGCAAAGGGGTATTCAGATACTAATTTGACTACTCAAATGAGTACAGATCTAACCCACGTAGCAACTGGTTCTACAAAAGCTTTTGCAAACGGGGAGACCAGCGTAGGAATAATTAAATTAAATACAGCAAATAATTTAGGATCAACCCTTGACAACTTCACATACACTAGGGTATAATATAAATAAGGAGAAATAAAAATGACAGAAGAACAAGAATCACAGCCAATGCCACCAAAAAAACTAGCTTTTATTATAGACGGAGAAGTAGCAGATGTACTTCATACCGATGAAAGGCTTTCTGCTATATTTTTAAGTGAGCCTTTAATTATAGATATTACAGAAGAAATGTCTAAAGAATCAGACTATGTTATTCCTGGAGCAACATATAATTATGAAACAAAAGAATTTACAAATCCTGAAAGGCTGCTTCCTCCATCACAAATTATCGGAGAAGCGTAGTGTCAGATAAAACACCTTGGCATTTATGGAAAGAAAAACAGGCGGGAGATCCAGTCAGACCTTGGGACTTACTTAATCCTAAAATTGCAAGAGTAAGTGAAGAAGACTATAAATACCGCTATGAACAACATTGCTTAAGCTGCCCCTTTTTAATTAGCGCTACAAAAACATGTAAAAAATGTGGTTGTTTTATGACTGAAAAGGCCAAACTACCTCACGCAAGTTGTCCTGTTGGCAAATGGGGGTCTATTCAGAATAGTGGTGATGTGATATAATGAATATTATGGAAACAGAATTAACAACTCAGGAAAAACTTGGCATAATTAATCAACATATAAAAAGCATTATAACAAATATTTATAATATAAATGTTGCGATTATTTCTGAAAGTTCGTTGACTCAGCCTAATCAAGAAAATTTAGATAATCTAAATGGTGAATTACAAAAAGAGAATACTAAAAAACAGGCATTATTACAAGAGTATGCCACTATTAGCGAAGGATAAATAAAAAATGGAAAAAGCAGAGTTAGTAATTACTGCACTACAACAACGTATTGGCGAATTGGTTTCAAATTATGAAACTCAGGTTGCCATCCTTAGAGCAGAGATTACACAGATGATGGACAAAGAGAAAGCAGCAGATGAATATTCTCAAAGCCTTTCGCAAAAAATCAACACAGATAACTAAAGATGCTCCTTTTGTGCCCAGCGGCCTGGTAGGATTAAACGCTGGTTCTTTTTACTATGTAAAAGGAAATAAAAGGTTTAAGTTTGTTTCTGAAAGAGCCATGAAATCTTGGTGCCTTCCTGTCTTAAAAATTGATGCCACGTTTTTAAACAAACTAACATCTGGCGGGACGCTAGGATTTAGAGATGGATCTTTGGTCAAGGACATATCTGATGGTAAAATATATCTTATAAGCGATTCAAAACGTAGGCATGTAGTAAGTCCAGATGTATTACAATGGATTAATACAGAAATTATAGATGCGGGACAAAAAGAAGTCCTAGTGCATCAAGAGGGAGAACCAATAGATGGCTAAGGTAATTCAATCTGATAATGCAGTTGTTGATTATACAACAATTAAAGCATTAATTGAAACTGTTAATAATTTAAGTGATACAGTTGATAAAATAAATTTAGGATCTAAAACTACAGACCCTGCTACTGGTAAAGTAGTGACACAACTTGTTGATGCATCACTCCAAACATTTAATGCTGGTGTATCGCAGGTTGATGTATATTTTAAGAAAAAATTTACTGACAAGCCCAACGTTGTAGCAACTTTAATGGGTGGTTCAAAAGCTACGTTTGCTTACATAGGTACCGCCACAGATTTAACTAAATCTTCTGTAAGATTTACACTTAGTCAAGCATCCACTGGCAGTATGACTATTTTTTGGGTTGCGGTAGGGCAAGGGTCAGAATAGTGTATCAACCTATCAATGCTTGGAATAAGCGTGATAGGAAAATTAGTCGTGAAGGCTATATGTTAGTAAAGGTAGCAGAACACCCTAAATCATTTAAGGGTTGGTATTATGAACATAGGCTTATAATAGAAAAACAAATAAATAGAGTTCTTGATGACTGGGAAACAGTACATCATATTAATGAAAACAAAATAGATAATAGATTAATTAATCTTTTTCTTTGCTCAAGAATAGAGCATAATAAAGCGCATTGCGCTTGACATAAAACAGTAACATGCGATACAATTAACTAAACCCTCAGAAAGGGATTACATGAGTAATGATTTAAAATGGATGCTATCGTCTGATCAGCAATTTCCATATCAAGATGATAAGGCCATTGAATTATGGTTTAAGGTTATGAAGTGGTTTAAGCCAGATGTAGTAGATTACTTGGGCGACACAGATGATCAAGCTTGCTATAGCAAGTATACAGAAGGTCGCTCTGCAGAATTTATGCAGTTGCATAAGGATGATAGCAGAGATCTAATTGTTCCAATGATTCGTCATGAGGCCAAAGGTGCAAGAGATTTTTATGCCAAGACAAGAGACATGCTTCCAGACGCTCAACTATTCTCAGCATTAGGAAATCACGATATTAGAATTTTTGATTACCTAGACAAAAAGCTTCCAGAGTACTTGTCTGATGTTACGCCAGAATCTTTGTGGTCTTTAGACTCTTTAGGTTATGATTATATTTATTACAACGAATTGCCAAAGCAACGCTTTGGAGATATTCACGTTCATCATGGACTTTCAATTGCAGATACTGGTGCTGTAAGAAAAGATATTGATGATTTACAAATTTCCTTGATTAGAGGACACTCACACAGAATTGCCTCTCATTTTCAAACATACGAACTCCCACTAGCAACTGGTGGCAGAACAATTCGTGGATACGAAATTGGACACATGTGTGATGAAAAAAGTGATGGTATGAAATATACTCAAAATCACAATTGGCAAAAAGGTTTTGCTATCGCACACATTGAGAATGGTCAGCATCCTCATGTGCAGATAGTAGAAATTTCCCCTGACTACACTTGTGTTGTAGATGGGAAATTATTTTCGGTATAATGCTAAAAATCATTATAGAAAAGGGTTTCGATACCCAGCAGTACCAACAAACTAAAAGGAGAAAAAAATGAAGATTAATCAAGCAATGATTGAATCTTATGTTCGTAACTTGATCGGACAGATCATTGGAGCGGCAACAATTGTTGCAGCATCAACAGGTGTGTCAATTCAAAGCTTCGGTGGTCATGAGTGGTTGCTAGTAGCAAACTCTCTATGGGCTTCACTTGTTCCAGTAGTATTGCGCTACGCTAACAAGAAAGACCCAGCATTTGGCCTAGTGGCAAAAGCAGTTACATCAACAGTTGAAAAGAAGTTGTCTGAGGCTTCAAAGCCTAATAAGGCTACTTCTAAAAAGGTTGCTTCTAAGTAAGCAAAAAAGAAAACTAAATAATGTACTGTAAAAAATGCAATGGTAGAGTTTTTGTAGACAGGGTTTATTCTCAAAAAATCCGTGTTGAGCTATATTGCGTTATGTGTGGGAAACGATGGATGATCAAAAGGGATTTAAGGTTCGGTATATGGCTGTCAAAAAAAGAAGAGGAACTTCAGAAAAGCTTAGGTATTTCTATTTAAATGCCAAGCTTTATAAAGTCTTAAGACAATCAAGAGCAGAAGATCTTATGGTCGCCTGGGATTATGAGTTGGGTAAGCGTGTAGCATTTGCATTAACTGATGTTAAGAAAAATATGCAAAGCGCTTACCCTATCTCAAAAGTATGTAAAATTATTGGAAAGCATGAAGATACCATCAAGAGACATTTATATGCGGGGAATATAAAAACTCCCAAACAAGTATACTCTTTAAATGGTAGAAAAACTCCAGGTAAATACTACTGGAGTGAAGACGATGTTAGAGAGATGCACGATTTTTTTAAAACTGTCCATAGAGGCAGACCCAGAAATGATGGTATAGTCCATCCAGGCAACATGCCCTCTAGAGCAGAGATTGAAGCTATAATGAGACAGGAAAATATTTTATATGTTAAAAATAACGATGGTACATTTACACCAGTTTGGAAGCAACCAGAGTGGTAGATAATAAACTAAGTAAAGAAGCAAAACAAACCTTAGATGCTTCATTAAGAGTTCTTGAGTATGCTATGGAGCTGGCTGGACAAAAAGAAGACCTAGATGCTATGATAGCAATATCAGATCGTTTGATGATGCTTTATCAGCATTTATCAGATAAGGGTCCTAAAAAGTTTAAGCCAGGATTTTCAATAGCAGAAAAGGAAGAGGTCAAGTTAGATGACGAATCAGACAGGAATTAAAGTTGAGTTGCATTTTACTAGGAACCTAGGCAACTTTGAAAACATTAAAGTTGGCATTGCAATTGAAGATTATCAGCGCTCTGGAGAAAATATTGATGAGGCTACTGAAAGAGTTTATACTTTTGTAGAAAATAAGTTGATGGAAAAAGTCAACGAAATAGAGGAAGAATTAAAAGCGAGTAAAAAATGACCAAAGATGAAGCAAAGTTAGCCTACGGTTTAGTTGGGTTTTATTGTGCTTTATATAAACAGGTCTATTCTAAAGCACCCATTGTAAATCGTTATAGAGAGAAGTGGGCTATGCAGGATGTTGTTGATAGCATTGGTTACGATAGAGCCAAAGAGCTGCTAGAATATTACTTTAAGATGAGTCGTCCAAATCATCCCCTGCAGTGGTTTTTTTATAATTTTGAAAAGATAGATTTAACTTTAACGCAAATTGAAGAAGATAAAAGGCGCCGTGAACTAATCAGGGCGAAGACAAAAACTATGGTTGAAGAAAGAGACAATGAATACAGAGTCAGCAGTAATAACAGCGATATGTGAGAACAAGGATATTTCAGTTGTCCTCTCTGGCAACATTGATGAAGTATTTACCTCACACAGAGATGTGTGGGAGGGACTCAAATCTTATTATTTAAAGTTTAAAGCAGTACCTGATGTATCTGTTCTTACTGAAAAGTTTAAAGATTTTGAACCAACAAAGACAAAGGGTGAGACTGCCTATTATCTTGACCAACTTAAGAATGAATATCTTGCTTCAAGATTAAGAAATCTTTTGCTTTCATCAGGTGCAAGTCTTAAGACAGAAGCTTCGGGTAGAGTCATTGCACAAATGCAAGCGGAACTAGCTACACTTGGAAAGCTTACTTCTAATGTTAGAGATGTTGATTTAACTGATTATAAAGAGGCAGAAAAACATTTTCAAGCAATTAAAGACCGTTCCGATGCTATGGGTGGAAGTCCAGGGATCATGACAGGCTTTAAGGCTATTGACTACGCATACCCTACTGGAATGGCTCCAGGGCACCTTATAGTGATGATTGGATGGCCAGGTAAGGGTAAGACGTGGTTCTCGTCTTATTTGGCCTGCAAAGCGTGGGAACAGGGCTTTAAGCCAATGATTGTATCCCTTGAAATGACTCCAGAGAATATGCGTGATCGTATCTATACAATGATGGGGTCGGGATTGTTCAAAGCTTCAGACTTTGCTAGAGGAGATATTAACATTGACCAATTTGATGATTGGGGCTCAAAGAAGTTTGCTGGTAAGAATCAGTTTATCCTAGTATCAAATGAAGGTATGGGTGAAGTTACTCCGAATGTTATTCAGGGAAAGATTGATCAATATAAGCCAGATATAGTCATTCTTGATTATCACCAGTTGTTTGCTGATAACCAGAATTCAAAGGGACCAACAGAAAGAAATATGAATATCTCAAAGTCGTTTAAGAAGTTGGCTATGAGTAATAATATTCCCATTATTGATATTACTGCTGCAACTGCAGAAGAAGTAGCAGACCATGACTCACCACCAATGCTCTCACAAGTTGCTTGGTCAAAAGCAATTGAGTATGATGCTGATATGGCAATGGCTATCCACAAGAATCCAGATAACAATATCATGGAAATTGTAAGCCGTAAGAATCGACATGGAACTGAGTTTGGAATGTATCTAGATTGGGACCTTAATCGAGGAATTGTTAAAGAGGTCTACGATATTCCTATTGGATAAATATGTAATGTCTATCTAAATTGGTATAATTATCAAGACAGTTAGGCAGCCATGTACCCAAGAAAAATACATGACTTTTGGATAAGCGGAACCATCATTGATGACTCTAAACTCCAGATCTCTAGAGAGAATTATGAAAGGCTTTTAGTTCAGCAGATGCGGGACAAAGGTTATATTCCTGTACTTGACATACAGCCACAATTTAATATAAAATATAATGAGGATAAGGATCACTATACCTTTAACCTAGTTATGTACGGGATTTATCTTGGGAAAGCCAAAGCACTAAAATATGAAGGTTTCTCGGGACAGAGTTTAATACCTAAAGGATAAAAATGTTAGATGCATATACTAAAGCGGATCTCCGTTCTATTTTGCGTTCCTGCAATATAGATGTTGTTTCAGAGACTGGCACAGACTTTTTATGCTTATGTCCGTTTCATCACAACGTAGATTCCCCAGCTTTTGCTGTAAGTTATTCCAAAGGTTTATATATTTGCTACAATCAAAATTGCGATTCCTCTGGAACAATATTAGACTTAGTTAAAGCACTTACAGATAGAAATGATTTTGAGGCTCTAAGATTTATATCTCAGAACAAGCAAACACAAGAAGAGGCTTTTGAAGAAGGCCTTAAAGACTTGCTTGATGAAAAACCAGAGTTTACAGAGTTCTCTACACAAACTTTAGATCGACTTCATGCAGATTTGGCTAACAACAAAGATGCAATAGATTATTTTGAGTCAAGAAATATTAATGCAGAAGCAATGGAACACTTTAGTTTAGGCTATTCTAATTCAATGGGTATGGTAACTGTACCACTTCACTCCCCAGACGGGCTACCCGTAGGAATAATTGGAAGATCCATTAAAGATAAGCAGTTTAAGAATAGCGTAAATCTGCCACGTAACAAGACAATGTTTAATCTACACAGGGCTAAGCGTGAAGGCGGAACTATTATTGTTTGTGAGTCTTCATTTGATGTTATTAGGCTATGGCAGGCGGGATATCCAAATGCTGTAGGCACATTAGGTGGAAGCATATCAGACATGAACATAAAAAACTTAAATAGATATGCTTCTACAATTATTATAATGACAGATAATGATTCTGCTGGAAGGGCTTTAGGTAATACTATTGCTAGTAAGTTAAAGAGTAAAAATATTTTGTGGGCTAAATATGACCACAACATAATCTATCCTCATTCTGCTAAAGATGTTGGGGATATGACTGATGAAGAAATAAAGCAGTGTATAAAGAATGCAATTCCGCATTTTGAGTACGCTGTTATGTGATATAATAGTAATAACAGGACACAATATAGTCCACTACACAAGGAGAAATAAATGGGTATAGTAACAGGCTTGAAGGCTATGAACCTTCAAATGGAACAAAAGTCACATTCAGGTGATTCACAAAAAGGAAGATGGCTACAACTTAAAGATGGCCAATCATTAAAAATCCGCTTCATGCAAGAAATTGATCCAGACTCAGCAACATATGTTGAAAAAGCTGGCCTAGCTTTTATTGCAATTGAGCACACAAATCCACATGACTACAAGCGTAAAGCGCTTTGCACAATTGAAGATCAAGGCCGTTGCTACGGATGCGAAATGCATCGTCGTGATGCAAAGGCTGGCTGGAAAGGTCGTCAACGTTTTTACGCTAACGTATTAGTTGATGACGGCGCAGAAGAGCCATATGTTGCAATCTTTTCGCAAGGCGTTGGTCCTAAGTCAGCAACACAAGAAGTTGTTGCTTATGCAGGTGAGACAGGAAGTATTACAAACCTTAACTGGAAGCTAAAGCGTACAGGTGAGAAAACTGATACTAACTATTCAATCATTCCTCTGCCTACAGCAAATGCAGCAGAAATTGATTTTGACAAGTATGAACTATTTGATCTTGCTAAGACAGCAGTTCGTGATGTTCAGTATCCAGAGCAGGAGAATTTCTACCTAGGAATTACTTCTGACTCATCAAGCGCAGAAGCGTCATCCACCTCATCAGCCGTTGAGTGGTAATAAATAACTAACAGAAAGTTAAACATGTCTGACTTTGTTCACTTGCATGTCCATTCGCACTATTCGCTTATGGATGGTTTAAATACACCTCTTGAATTACTTGAGGCTGCAAAAAATCAAGGTCAGACATGTTTGGCTATTACTGATCATGGCTCTCTTGCATCTCATAGAGATATGCAAATTGCTGCAAAAGAACTTGGGATGAAGCCTATACTTGGGCTTGAGGCCTATCTTTCAGAAACAGACCGTTTTGACAAAAGAGCAGTAGCAAAAAGAGATGATAATACTTCTCTATACTCACACATTATTTTATTAGCAAAGAACGATTTAGGTTTAAAAAATCTTCAAAAACTTTCTCAGATTGCTTGGACAGAAGGTTATTATCATAAGCCACGCATTGACATGGAAGTTCTTTTTGAGTTTGGTGACGGTATAATTGTATTGTCTGGTTGCATGGGCGGCATTATTTCTAAGGCTATAGAGCGTGGAGATAATGAAAAAGCAAGAGAATATACTAAAATTCTTAAAGACCGTTTTGGTAATGACTTTTATATTGAGGTTCAAGCACACAACCCAGATAGTTTAAATACTGCTTTACTTGCATTGGCAGATGAATTTAAAGTACAACCAGTAGCAACGGGAGATTGTCATTTTGCAGTCAAAGAAGAACGGGATTTGGAAGAGCTTCTACTCATCCTTTCTACCAAGCCAGCTCAAAATAAAGAAGCAGACTATACAACTGGTCGTGTCCATACTAATCTCATTGATAGGTTTGATCATTTTTATCCCAATCGCCCTATTTCTTTCGCTGACATTAACGTTTATATTCAATCCTATGATGAGATTAAAACGGACTTTGAAGCAGCGGGGATTACAAGAGAAGACATTTATCAATCATCAGTAGAAATTGCTGACAAGATTGATGTATATGATTTTCATGAGAACTTGGACTTGCTCCCAGTTCCTAAAAAGAATGCATTAAAGACATTAAAAGAGATGTGCAATAAAGCACTAACAGAAAAGGGTTTAGAGAATGAAGAATATAAAGAAAGACTTAAAGAAGAGCTCCAGGTTATTTCCGATAAAAACTTTGCTAGCTATTTTCTTGTTGTCAGCGATATGGTTGGCTGGGCGAAAACAAATGAAATCCTTGTTGGACCAGGAAGAGGATCAGCCGCAGGGTCGCTAGTATGCTATTTGTTGGGTATTACAGAAGTAGACCCAATTGAATATGACTTGCTGTTCTTCCGCTTTATTAATCCAGAGCGTAATGACTTTCCAGATATTGATACGGACTTTATGGACCGTCGTCGTGGAGAAGTTAAAGAGTATCTTCGTAAGAAGTTTAAGCACGTAGCATCTATTTCTACATACCAGTACTTTAAAGACAAAGGTGTTGTAAGAGACGTTGCAAGAGCCTTACTAGTTCCTCTTGGTGAAGTAGACAAAGCACTCAAGGGTGTTGAAACATTTGAAGAGTATGAGTCAAGCCAAAGTACACAGGAGTTTAGAAACAAATATCCTGAAGTAACTAAGTACGCTTCAATGCTTCGTGGAAAGATTCGTGGAAATGGTATGCATGCAGCGGGAGTTGTAGTTGCAAAAGACGACATTAGCAAGTATGTACCAATTGAAACACGTAAAGATCCAAATGATTCAGTATCAGGTCGTATTCCAGTTGTTGCATATGACATGGAACAGACAGCAGACTTAGGTCTAATTAAACTGGACGTACTTGGGCTTAAGACATTATCTGTTATTGATGATGCAATAAGAACAATCAAGCATGTAAAGAAAAAGGATATCAACCTTAAAGATATAAAGTTTGATGATCCAAAGGTTTATGAGAATCTTTCAAATGGTTTTACAAAGGGAGTGTTTCAAGCAGAAGCAACTCCTTATACAAACCTTCTTATGAAAATGGGTGTTGATAAGTTTGAAGATCTTGCAGCATCTAATGCTTTGGTTCGTCCAGGCGCTATGAATACTGTAGGTAGTGCTTATATTAAGCGTAAGCGTGGT